TTTCCGGTAAACCAAGGTTTTTGATAAAGGTGTCTTTATTCGGGATGTCTGCGCCGTTCTGGTCTTTGGCGAGTTTGCTGTTAGCATCAGCAACACTGGCTTTTTTGCCGAGTTCTGTGGTCACTAAATGCAGTGACGGAACTTTTGTTGTGTCGTTACCAAGTTGCTGAGCTATATCTGCTTTATCAATCTTTTTACTCAGGCCCAGCGTTAAATCACCGCTGGTTGCATAGCCACCACTGCCGATAATCTGGCTGATAGCCTCTGCCAGCTGATTCTGTTTTTGTGGATTCGGCTGCATCCCTGCTTTAGTCAGCACGGCAATAATTTCAGCCTGAATGTCGCGGGTTGCACCCTGAACATCATTAAGCCATGCAGCGGTGACAATAGTGCCGAGTTGACCGGTAGTCGGATCACCGTCATGAAAAGCATGGTCAGTTGTATCGATAGGCGGCATTAAATTCTGCATATCACGATTCCTGATAAGTAAAATAACAATAGGTGTGTGCGGGTTTTAAGTCCTGGAACAGGCTTTCAAGAACGGAATCCGCATAGACAGTCAGCCGGTCACCGGCAGCGGAAACACCGGCACGAAAACGGTATGGCTGCACTTTGGAGCCATAAACATTAACGACCCACAGCCATAAAGCATCTTTGTGCATCAGCCGGTCACCGGCACGGTTTACACCGGCCTGAAAAGGCTGTGGCTCTTCTATGGTGATTCTGTACCCCATACGCTCAGCCAGATGAATGAAGTAAGGAACGGAGAGTCCGCCGGTTTCTGACAGCTTAAACAGCACCATTTCAAGGCGCTGCTGATACGTCTGACTGTAATCAGTTGTCAGTCCCAGAACCCGTTCCCAGTCAGCCAGTAACGCATCCGAAAAAAACGGGGTAACCCCGTTCCGTACCCGTTCAGCCTGCTTTTGTGCCTTTGTCAGCTGGTCAGCCTCAGCCTGCAGTTCTGCATCCAGTACGGGTGCATCCGTACCGTAACTGACCGGCGGCAATAACAGCTTCAGCAGGGATTTCATGCCATCATCCTCACGGTGACAGTACCGGGCTGCAGCCATTCCAGATGATCAGCATCAACCAGTGCGGGGACATTACCCGCAGGTTGTATAAACAAACGGTCACGGATGCCCGGAATCAGGGATACAGCGGTTTCTGCATCACTGCGGGTAAAACTTTCGCCGGGGGCAAGTCTGGACATTACTGCCTGAATTTCCTCTTTTACCTGTCTGACGGCATCATCCTGCGAAATACCTGCAATACGGATCTCAATATCAAAATCGATACGACTCTGCTCAGGAGCCAGTACCAGTGAGTTTTTGGCCGTGACCGGACGCACATCATCGATATGCGCCTGTACGGCATCGATAATCTCCTGAGAAGGCAGACCATCAGCCGAGGTGATCGCCACATCAACCGTACCCAGACCACGGCGCAGCGGATAAACAAAGGCATTGGTCACACCCGGCACCTCAAGCGCCCAGCGGCGGTAATCATATTTATTACCGCCTGCAGGGGGACGCCGGTTCAAATCCAGAAGGCGGGCCAGTAATGCCGCGTCAGTTTCCCTGTCTGTGCCACCGTTCAGCGGCTGAATAAGTACACGGCTGTTAACCCCCATAGGAGCACTGACCAGTTCAGCCGGGGTAATGACACTGATATTTGAAACAGTGCCGGGCGTTGTGGCACTGACCGGTGCTGAAGCCTTGCCGCCCTCATCAATCACCACCTCCTGTGTGGTGATGACACTGAGGGTTTCCCCCCTGATTTCCTGTCCGGACGGCAGAACCGCGTACGGTGTGCCGGTAAAGTCTGCAGTGCCGGATGCGGTGGTTGCCGGTTTGCGGATGAGATTGCGGGTTCTGGCGTGCAGCTCAAGAAAATCGCTGTCAGCGGTGTCCGGGAAAATCTGACGGACAATCCATGACTGATGCTGATAAATTCCTGTTGCAACGCTGGCAACAGAGGACGCACGGATAAAAAAATCACTGTCAGACCCGGTATCTGCATCCGGAAGCTGGTTTTTGATATCCCGCAGAATCTCACTGCGGATTTGTTCAAAGCCGGGTGTGATGAACATTATGCAATCCTTACCTGGTGTTTAAAGGTACGGACATTGTTTCCGGCATCCGTGACGGTGATCCACAACAGAGCGTGATGCCGTCCGTCACTGTGTACACTGACCTCAACGGACTCAGCGCGGCCGTCATCTGTCAGTGGCTTCAGTGCCTGCTCAGCATACTGGCGGGCAAGGCGGTAAACACGGGACACATCTTTTTCCCGCGTCAGTTCGTGCAGACGGGAGCCGAGGGTTTTATCCGCCCAGTAACTGCCGAGCGGCGTCATCAGGCGCAGATAAACCGCATTAGCGAGAGAATCAGTCCGGGTGTTGGTGTAGTCACCTGTCAGGGGATTTAAGAGTCTGTCCATGCTGTCATTCTGACAACACGGACAAAAGAAAGGAGTTGGCGGGGTTCAGCACTTAGCCGGATTAACCGACAGGTTTACCGGTATTGCCGCCGTTGTTGCCGTTGGTATGTTCATGGCCGGTCAGTGAAATATGACCGGCTTTCACATCGCCGTCAGTGGTATAACTGCCGGATGTCTGGCTGATATTACCCTCAAAGTCCGCACCGGTGCCACCCTTAATTGACATACCGCCGTTACCGGTAATTTGTTCCATGGCCGTAAGGCGCTGACTGGTGGTGACTTCCGGGGTGTTAAAGTCCGCTTTACTTTCCGCATTCACTTCAAATTCTTTGCAGTTCACCCGGAAAACATCGCAGTCTGTCTCAATGATTTTGCCGCGTTTCAGAACGATTTTAGCCCCCTCATCAGTGTACAGTGCCACTTCGCCGGATTTCAGCCCGGCAAGGCGGTAGCTGCCGTGTTCGGTTGCCACCACAATACCGTGTGATGTTTTACCACCGACAGGGATCACAACGGCCATTGTACCCGGCGGCGGGTTTGAGGTCAGGCCGTACTGCTGGAATAACTCCTGTCCCTGCAGCGGTTCTTTTGCCAGCCCCTCAGCCTGAATGGTCTGTACTTTACCGCTGCTGTCGATGCTGTTTAAACGCGCCCTGAACGGCATTCTGATGGCGTTTAATGCGCTGTTAATGCGCTGATTAATTCTGTTCCACATACGTTATTTCTCTCAGTCTGCTGTCAGTGCAACCGGCCGGATCTGGTCTTTGCCTTTTTTCTTTTTCCCTTTTTTATTTTTAGCTTTCTGTGTGTAGACATCCGGTATCCAGACTCCATCCTCCTTAAACCGCAGCTGTGTCACCGGCCCGCCCGGACGGCCGCCGGTAAACGTGCGGCCCATCAGGAAGAAAATCCCGTCAATACCGTGCAGCTCACTTTTAATTCTGACCCGCTGCCCCGGCTCCCAGAGTTCGCCTTTGTCCGTACGGTGACCGAACACCTCAGCGGTGATATCCAGCCCTGACAGACGGGCATCTGCCATTGCTTTTTTTGCACGGTACTGAAGCTGAGCCGGATTATCCACATCACCGGCGGTGATAATTTGCGGCCGGTAATACGGAACAGACGGATCACCGATTTTTATCCGCATATTATGGGTGCCTGACTGGCCGTCATCCGCCCCGGTATCCTCATCACTTTCGGTGCTGACACTGAATGTCTGTGCGCTGCGGGAAACATCCACCGGTTTTGTCTGCAGCTTTTTATTTTTGGTTGTCGAGGCGTGACTTTGTGCCAGCAGGGTCAATTCGGAAAAGCAGCCCTGAATATTACGGGTTTCAGACAGCGAAATAAGATTATTACCGTCACCGCTGCGGGTCAGTATCAGGTCAGCCACCGGGGGCTTATCGTAATCAGGCCCGCCGATAATCAGCGTGCCGTCCGGCGCGAACCACGGCCACAGGCCACGGCTTCCGGCTGCTTTCATCACGGTATCCCAGGCGCGTTCACCGGGTTCGGTCTGAATACGGTCACTGCGGATCATGTTATCAGCCTGAATCCGGACACGGGTAATGCCGAGCGGACGGACAACGCTGCTGATAACCTCACTCAGGTTCAGCTGACGGGCACTGAATACGGGAGCAGCACAGTCGATTAATATACCTCCCTCATCACGGCCGCTGAGGCTGAGGGTAATACCCTTGCGCGACACATCCCGGGTGACAGTATCGATGCGGCCGGACAGCACCACATCATCACCCATTTTGACTTTCACCGGCGCACCACGAACCGCATCAACATTAAATACGCCGTCAGTAATACCGAGGGATAATTGCCAGGCATCGGCGGCTTTCAGGAAATCACTGTCTATGCGGTAGGTTTTCCAGTCAGAATAAGCATGACCGCCCACCAACAGGGTGATTTTTTCCAACCGGTCATCATTTGGCATAGGCATTGATAACATCTCCCGCGCTCAGGTTATTCGGATCACGTATCTGCGGATTCAGCCGGTACAGTTCGGCTGCACGGGAATAATCCCCGTACCAGAAATGTGCCAGCAAGTGCAGATTGGCGGCAGCGGCCACTGTCCGGCGGGTCAGCGGCGGGCGGCGGGTAATCACCAGCAACCCCAAATCCTGCACATCAAGGGCGATGCTTTTCAGTTGTGACACCACGTTATGCCACAGCAGCCCCACAGGATGACTGTCCGTACTCAGCTGCTGTGTCCGGTCACCATAATGGTCACGGACTTCATCAATGGCTTTCTGTGTGTATTCCCGCATGGTAGTGACCAGCATTTCGATATCATCCGGCGACAGATTATCAGGCTGGACATCATCGCTCAGTACCTGTGTCACCACGGCGGCCAGCGTACCGGATGCAATAATATAACCGGCGGTGGTCAGATCACGGACATCGTCAGGCTGTGCATTACCGGGCATCGGCACCGGCCCCTCACGCTCCCCCTGAACCAGCTGCACCGGCAGCGAGACCAGTTCATCAGCAACCGCCACACAGTCACTCCACGCAGACAGCAGTGTGGTGGCGCTGACGCCGTTCTGCGCCACTGACGGTGCATACGCACCATCGGGAAGGTAACCGTTAGTCTGGACGCGGGGAACCGCAGAGGAGAGCGGTGACGAACCTGAGCGGCCGGATGAGGTATTCACCACATCACCATATTTAAGGTCGAGTAAATCACCGATGCCGCCGGTGCGGATGTCCGTCACGGCCACCATGTCACTGATGAATGCACGCGGATAAGTCAGATAACTGATCCCCTGACTGACGGCAGAACTGATATCACCGCGCATGATGGTAATGGTATTGGTCATGCCGGATAAAGCCGCTTTGCCTTTTTCAAGGTAACGCAGACCTTCGTTAACCGGAGCCATGACCTGTTCAAACAGATCAGCGGCCCGCTCAGTGAGTTCACCGATTTTGTCAAAAATACTGTCACCGAGCTGTTCCGGATGGGACTGCGCGATAACCGTGCCGGTGGTGCCCTCAAGGAAAACCAGCTCAACCGTGCAGGTGTCGACACCTTCCGCTTCGTGCTTTACCTGATATTCAATGCACTTTGCTTTTTCAACAGAACCCCAGACAGGATGAACAAGCTCCCCGTAGCCGGGTTCCTCCAGTGCCGCAACAAAATTATCCAGATGAGTCCGGTAATCATCCCCCCAGAAAAGCGCATTAAAACGGAAATTACGCGGCTTACGGCCCAGATCAATAACGTCACCGCCGTCAACGAACGGGTATTCATGTACAGAGGTATCGCGGGAAACACTGTCCTGAGCATTAACCACATCAAAACGCACACCACGGTAAGAGGCATCCTGTAAATCATTGCGCCATGCGGTATTCATAATCCGCCTCCGGTGGTTCGTCCGGCATCATTACCGTTAATATTGTTCACGGTTTCTGCGATCACATGGCCGTCCAGTTCCACCACGGAACGAACCTCTATCGGCTGCGGGGCGGTCTGCTGATTTTTCAGCAGGGTTTCAATCTCACGCACCGGCAGCATCAGCCCCGCAATCACATCATCGCTGACAGGTCTGGCGTAATCCGGCACAAACTCTTTCGGCAGGGCATCGGTTTTCATTCCGGCGCGCTCTGACATAAAACGCACCTGTGACAGTGCTGCATTAGCCAGCTGAGCCTGCTCATCCTGCTCACGGATGTACTGACTGACCCATTCCTCATTCTCAGCAGCATAGCCTGAACCGACCTGATACCACGGCTGAAAGCGCTCTTTAGCCTTAGCAATCATATTATCACCATACCGGGCACGTAGTGCGGCCATACGGGCCTCACCATTTATCAGTTCATCTGTTTCTTCCGGTGTGTTGGCCGTGGCAAACTCAGTGGCTGCAGTGGCTAACCCCGCCAGCTTAAATGCGCCCGGTTTTAACCATCCGCCACTGGCTGCGGTAGCTCCGCTGGTACCCACCGTCCCTGCAATTCCGCCTGTACTTCCCGCACCGGCACCACCAAAGAGAAATTTAAGCGCGGCAAAGGCAACAGCGGCCTGAGTCATAGCCTCAATACCGGTTTTGGCTCCTGTTAGTGCTGTTGTTAACCCAGGAAACTCAGCACTGAACGCAGTGAATTGTTCTGCAAGTGAGCCGACTGCGTCGGATAACGGTTTTGTGGAGTCGTATTCTGCAAACTGATGCGCATTCCCCGCCTGATTAGCTTTAAATGCATTAGTATCAGAAATAACGCGAAACTGAATATCTCCTTCACCTTCTCCGGCGGCTTTATTTTTTTGCTCAAGAACTTTTTGTTTAACCTGATTCTTATATTCACTCTGAGAACGTAAACCGATTAATGCCATCAGTGTTCCCTGATCGGCAATTAACTCACCCAACGCAGACCCTTCGGCAATTTTTGTCATTGCGGATAATGTCTGAGCCCGCTCAGGGTCATTCTTATCCATGTTGTCAAGCTTGGTCTGCAGGGCTTTGTATTTGGGGTTATTAGCGGAAATTTTATCTGTTAACCCAACAAAAGCATCAATAGGATCTATTCCTTTTTCCCTAGCATTAATTAATGTTCCGGATAAATCGATACCGTATCCATCAATTTTTATTCGTGATGCTGCTGTGGATAATTCACGGCTATTTAATTTCAATAAGAAGTTCATCAGGTTGTTACCAGCCTGATCATTTGTACCTGCAGTCGACACAACAGCCTGGTTTGCCGCTACAATGGATGCAAAATCATCCAGACCAGACATACCGGCAGCATTCGCCGCAGAAAGTTGTTGTGCAAGCCACTTAGCCATATCAGGTAGTTCAAAAGCACCTTCCTGACCACCTTTTAAAGCCATATCAAGCGCTATTTTAATGTCATCGGGTTTGGATAAATTAAAGTTTTTCTTTAGTGCAGATGTAACAGAAGCGAGGTCAAGGCCATCAACACCTGATGCTGTAGCGTATTTTTGCAGTAATGGTAATAACCCGCTAATTTCTTGATCTGTGAAAATACCTTCTGACAGTAGTTTGTTTAATACCTCCGCTGCATTATCAATAGAGCCACCACCATCAGAGACCGATTTACGAATCAACTCATCTAATTTTTTCTGCCCGGCAATACGGCCTGCATCGTCAAGATCACTGTATGCAGTATTACTCATGTAAGCCAGACGTTCCTCATAGGACATCTGACGCTTTACAGGTTCTGCGACAACTCTGGCACCGGCATACAGGCCACCGGCAGCAGTTACGATATTACTGCCGATATTGCCGAGCTTGATATTATTCATCTGCTTCATTTCGCCGCGCAACTTCCCGACATGCTGGCGCATGCGGTCAAAGGCTCTGGCCTGTTCATCCGCTGACATCATGCCGCTGCGGGCAAGGCGGTTATAAGCGGCAATCGTCTGACTGATTTCGCGCTGAATGGCACGCTCAGAACGGATACCAAGGGTTTCCCATGCACGGGACTGGCGCTTCATATCCTCCGTCCGGGCGCGCCCCTGACTGATGGCATCCTGCGCCGTGGTCTTCTGACGACGGTTCAGTTTTTCCTGTGCCTGTTCAGCTTTCTGTGTTTCTTTTACGGTCTCACGCAGGGCGCGGGTGATGGATTTGGATGCCTCATCCCGCGCAGAAAACAGCAGTGACAGCTTAAATTCACGGGCCATGATTATCCTCGTTTCTTATTTTTCTGACGGCGGGAACGGACACGGGTGCGTTTCGTGTCCGTTTTTTGTTTCGGCTTCGCGCCGTGAAGCTGATTCAGAGCATCAATCCGGGCATCCAGCTCCGGGCGGCTCATTGACAGCAGGGCATCTTCGGTCAGGCCGTATCTGCCCAGGGCAAGGGCTATTTGCCGGAAGGGTCTGCGACGTTCTTCAGCTCTCTCCGCTTTTTTTTAGCGGCGGTCTGTGCGGCATCCAGAACGCTGTAATCTTCCTCCAGCAGTTCATCCAGCAGCAAATCAGTGGTGATATCATCTGCCGGAATATCACCGAGCTTCGTGACAGTGCGCTTCAGCAGGGCCATGCGGTAGTAAATATCAGACTTGCCGCCGGTGGCCGAACCGGTGACTTCTTCCGTCTCATCCAGCGCATCATAAATATCACGCATCACCGGGATGCGGACGGCATAATCAAAGTGCAGCACGCCGTTAAAATTCACACCGTACAACAGGGTGTCAGGAACCGCAGCGGCCGGAGCCGCCGCGCTGGTCTCTTTTTCTTCCATTATTCAACCACCTTACGTAATGCGTTCAGTTTCAGGTCGCGTTTGGCTTCGTTATCAGTGGAATATTTCTCACCGACTTCCGTCACAAAACAGTCAAGATAAGAGATACGGCGGCCACCGGAACCGCTCAGCGGGTACTGGGTCAGTTTGGAGCCTTCAATTGCGCCCCAGTCCATATCCCCGTTAAGCGGGATCACCACTGAAATGGACAGTTCATACGTGGCAATACCGCGCATAAAGCCTTTGGCACGGCCGGTTTTGTTCATGGTCTTCACCAGCTTGCGGCCGGTGACTTCCTGAACGTCCATGTCCGTGACTTCAACCTCACGGCCGTCGATTTCAAGGACAATCGCGCCTGCATATTCTTCTAACATGTGTCACCTCATCAGACGTACAGATCAATACGACCCGCGAAAATATGTAAACCGTTCACCACATCCGCCGGAATCTGTGCATCAAGGCGGTTAGCGTCTTTTCCGTTACGCTCAACAAGCAGCAGTTCTTTGTTGGTCTCAACGTTCTCAAGGATTTCTTCCTCCTCAAGTTTAATCAGCACATCCAGCAGCTCAGAACGGACTTTCTGACGGGTACGTTCATTGAGTTTGTCACGCGGGAAGCGCTGCGAGATACGCTCACGGCACGCCACGCGGGTATAATCCAGCGTACGGATGGTGGTTAAATCCAGCAGGGCCGTATCATTCACACCCTCCGGATTTTTCGTGTAGGTGGTGATGGCACGGACAATCTGCACCTTATTGCCGGGGCCGACCTCAAGCGGGGTCAGTCCGTTATGCAGCGCATTTTCCTGTTCATTACGGCCCGCCCAGGCTTTTACCGGAGCAACATCCATCCCTTTAATTTCAAGGTTATTCAGCGGTCTGGCCGGGTCTTCCTCAGAGGCAATCACCGCACCGTAACCGGCGGCCAGCTGACACGGCAGTTTTGCTGACCCCGGATACCAAGCAATCGTGGTGCGGCCGTCATTGATATCCGCAGCCAGTGTGGTGCCGGTACTGAGCGTACCTGTCCATCCGGCAGCCGCGACAGCGCCGCGCTGCTCCAGCGGCCCCCCGGTTTTTTCCAGGTGGGTGCGCAGCTTCAGCAGCGTATCTTTGTCAGAGAACGGCGGCACAATGATGTTGTGACCGGCAGCAAAGACCGCATCCAGCGCAGGCTGAATATCCGCGTTATTTTCACCGCCCTGCATGGCCGTCAGGGTCTGCGTGATACCTTTGGCTGTACAGGAGGCTGACAGCAGGATGTCATTACCGAACTCACCGGTCTGGCGTGCGGTCAGTGTGATGAGTTTGTTGTCATTCTCACCGGTAGTCAGTGCCGCCTTAACCGGCAGGGCCGTCTGTGCATTCACCGTATCTGTGATGGCCTGACAGATATCATCCGCGCTGTCACCGGCGGTGACGGCCACATCCAGACGCTCACCGCATACCGTCAGGTAAAAGGTGCCGCTGTTGGTGGCAGGCCCTGTCAGCGTCAGTGTACCGGCAGCCGCTTTACCTGCCGGATTTTCCTCAACACCGATAACCTGCAGCTGCAGATAACTGTTGGCGGTAATCGCCGCTTTTGCCATGATGTGAGCCAGTGACCCGGTCCCGAACGCCACCGCTGCTTCGGTATCATCAAACACGTTCACCGGTGTCAGCGGCTCTGCCAGCCCCTCTTTCATCATCGGGGCCACAATCAGCATCACCTGCGGATTGCCCGGCAGCGCACGGGTTGCCATGCGCAGGTTAAACTCCAGGTATTTACCCGGCTTACGCAGGCTGTCCGGGATATTGTCAAATGTGATCATGTTTTTTCCCTTTCACAGGGCGCGGACGCGCGGTTTTAATCAGATCACCGCACGCTATCATGCGGCGGTAATACGCGGTGTCAGGAACTTCTGCCGGGGTTTCCGTGATGTAACGGCGGAACTGGTGTTCATACGACACACGGATACCCTGACGTGCTCTGACAAAGAGGGTTGTCATGGTTTTTTCCTTGTCAGTACCAGGTCAGCCGGGTCATCAATCGTGCCGATACCCGGCGGGTCATAGCGCAGGCCGACACTGAGAAAATCAGGATCAGGCTCTTTCACTTTTCCCCGGTACTCGTTAAAAATATAATCAGGTGAATCCGTGTCCCGGGTCACTTCCGGCCACAGACCGTTACCCAGAACAGATTCAATCCACTTTGTTTCAAACTCACAGGCAAACACCGACAGTGCTTTGCTCTGCACCTGAGTGTTGTAGAGGGTACGCACCCGCAGCGGCATAAACGGCGTAATTTCCAGACCCAGATCCTGCCCGGTGGTCAGTCTGCGTACTGCATGAATAAGCCGGTACGTCCCGATCTCATTGCGGTTAACACCACCGAACCGGGCGGACTCATCATCACGGGTGTTGTAATCGCCCACAATGACCACAAAGGTGCCGGTGCATTTCACCTTCTGCCGGTTGGTGGCAATGTATTCGCTGTTTGTCAGACCGCCGAACGTGACCCACGCCGCCGGAAAAGCCCGGACGATACGACCTAAGTCATCATCCATCTCACCGCTGTAGCTGGCTACCTCACGCACCATCTCACCCATACCCTGACGCAGACGGTCACACAGATGCTGCTCAATACGGGTGATCAAAATGCACCTCCGCCGGTTGAGTTACGCCCGAACTGGCGGTTGCTGCTGCCGAACTTCATCTGCGGCGAGGACTGAATAATGTCCCCGCTGTCCGTGCGGCCCAGTCCGATACGGCCCTCAGCCACCTTTTCAAAAAACCGGATGGCATCCTCATAACGCAGCCGGATTTCTTCCTTCAGAATGCGGTGGGACGTTGCCAGATGGTAACGGGCGATATCACAGCATCGCCCGGTCAGGATACGGGCGGTATCCGTAAACGGTGTCCGGTAACGCGCGACGAGATAGCCGTCAATTTCAGCCGAGGCACGCACCAGTGCAGCATCCATCACCTCATCACTGATATCACCAAGATGATCAGTATCAGTCAGGGAGATACACTCGCGTTCACCGAACGTTAAAATCATGTCTTTCTTCGTCGCGTACATGGTTCACCTGTTATTTGGCGGATGACTTTTTGCCGCTGTTACTGTCACCGGCAGCAGGCGGTGTATCATCCTGTTTAACCTGTGCGGGCGGTGTGTCTTTCTGCTCACGCAGTGCCGCCAGTTCAGCCTGAAGAGCGGTATTCTCAGCGGTCAGGCGTTCAGTCTGCCCGGTGAGGTCACCGACGATGCCGTTAAGATTACGGTTATCGTCTTTCAGCAGTTCAGCGGCCGTGTTCAGGGAACGGACTTCCGCTTTCAGGGCGGCAATCTGTTCTTCTGCTGCGATGTCACCCCCGGCAGCCTGTCCGGCCCCGAGAGAGACAACCAGCATCGGCTCTGCACGCAGTTCGGCTAACTGTGCTTTGGTGAAGCGATCATCCGGGTATGTGGTGGCCGTGTCCGGGTGGGCAATCCCGCAGCGGCGGAATCCGTTAACTTTGGCGGTAATAGTGACCGGCATTATTCTTCCTCCCCGGTTGAGCCGTAAGCCAGCTGCCAGAATCCGTAACCACCGGCAGCACGCGCTTCCGCACCAAATTTGAATTTTTTGCGCATAAACACATCGTCATTCTCCAGGCTGGTCTGCTCAACCAGTACCGGTGCTTTACGCTCCTGGTAAATGAACGGCATCACCGGCTTAGAGGTATCCAGAAGGAACCACTGCGTATCAGACTGGATCTCCTCTGAAACCACAACTTCCGCAGTTCCTTTGTAGATATTGACTTTCCCGTCCTCAAGGCGGTCAGCGGTCATTAAGGTACGGGCGACATCTTCCAGTGCAACCGGAACCAGCAGGATATTCGGTCTGATTTTCAGAGGACGACCATCCTCATCTTTCACTTTACGCATCTGTGTGCGGGCCGCACCAAATGACGCCCGGGCTTTTGCCAGTGTGTCAATGGACAGCTGCTTAGTCCCTTTGTTGGAAACTGACAGATTTCCTACCGGGTGGTCGGTATCAAAAAAATACTGGCCGTCATAGCAGGGGCGTTCAAAGCCGAGGTTCACCAGATCGTACACAATTTCATCCGGCAGCATCCCTGCGGAAAGGCCTGCTGCTTTTGCCTGAATGGCATACTGCCCGGTCTGGTCATCTTCGATGTCGTTGCGGTCAACCTCAACGGTGGCTTCAAAGTCATCGTTCACAATGGTGTATTTATGCGCGGCCAGCGATTTAACCGCTTTTTCACCGACCCATTTTTTCATGGCCGGGAAAGAGGATAACCATTTGTATTCTTCTGACTTGCCGGTGGACGGCACTTTCATGGCAATTTTTTCCCACGTTGCCGGAGCACGCTCCAGCGCGTTATTAAACGTGAGCTTGATGCCGGTAAACAGCGGGGCGAGGTTTGCTTTATTTACAATCATGTTATTTTCCTGTTAAGCAGTCAGTACCCAGACACCATCAGTGGTGACTTCCAGAACGCGGCCTGCCGGTGTGGTACTGTCTTCCGCCGCCGCACAGACGGTGGTGCTGTCTTTCAGGTCGCACAATTTACCGGTATGTACCTGTTTAACAGGTTTGGCCGGGTCATTGCTGAGATGAAAAGCCAGACCACGGCGAACCATGACAAGAGCGTCGCCCTGTCCGCCGTCGCGGTTATCCGCAAAATCATCAGCCACACCAAGTACCGTCAGGCCGGTCGCACCGGGGACGGCAAAGCCGGATGCATCAGCGCAGACAACATGCCCGCCGTAAATACGGGCACCGGCCGCAACCGGTACGGGAAAAAGTTCACCGGGACGGTGAGCGGTATTGCGATCCATTACTGACCTCCTAGTTGTTTGGCCATTTCTTCAGGGGAAATACCGAACTGACTGCAGACAGCCAGGGCGGCCTCATTTAACTCACCGCCCGGAGACTGCAGGTTATCCTGCGTTTTTGCCGCACCGGACGGCGCTTTACCGCCGGTCTGGGTGGATGACAGCGCGGCAACCGGAACAGCAGCCTCAAGATGCTGGCTCAGTGCGGTGAAGTTGCTGCGGCCCAGGTCTTTCGCCCAGGTTTCCATTGCAGGCATCAGGCGGCCGTCAGACAGCGCAGCCTGAACCAGCGCATCAACCTGATGCTCCTGACTGTGCTGTCGCTCTGCATTCAGTTTTGCCTGCAGTTCCAGATACCCTTCAACCGGGACATGCTTTGCCGGGTCAAAAGCTTTTGAGGACAGGTCAGCAATCTGCTGCGTCTGGTTTTTCAGCAGGTCAGTCAGACTCTGTCCGGCGGCAACCGTCGTCCCCTTGCCGCCGGAAATAATGTCAATCGCTTTCTGCAGTTCCGCTTTGATATCCTCAGCGGTTGCGGTGGCGGGAAGGTTGAGCATCCAGCGTAAATTACTGAGCAGCTCACTGATGAGTTCATCATCCACGATGTGTTCCTCCGGTGTGGTGGTGAGCGCGGCAAAATGACGGGAGGCTGCAATCAGCACCTCGTTCATTCCGTCCAGCGCGGGGGTATTGGTCAGTGCCGCGTGAAGCAGCTGCGTCACCTGACCCTGGTCGTCATACAAAAATACGGGGGAGATAAAACGGTATTCACGGGCTGTGATGGCCGCTGCGGCTTTCTCTGTCCATTCCACGCCGGTGGCGTACAGTCCGTCACCCTCACGCCACTCAAGCTGCTTAAACCAGCCCGCCGCCGGGGCAGGCTGTCCATTTTTCACAGAGCGCAGGGTCTGGTGTTCATAATCAATCACCAGCGGGGTGCTGAGTGCCGCTGTCTGTGCAGTCAGCACCGCCGCAATGGCGGCATTCATCACCCAGTGCGCCACATCAGACGGACGGCCGTCTTCCGCACGGAATGTTCCGGCCGGAAAAAGCTGGATTTCGTTGGTGTTGTCCCCGCTGAGTGCGGTGGTTAAAGCGGCGATACGTGTTTTCATGCGCCCAGTGTACCGGGCACGGTATGCGAAAGAGAGTTGGCGGGGTTCAGCACATAAGCTGCAGCCGGAACAAAGAAAAGGATGGCGGGTAAGAATCAGGGGTCAACAGTAACGCATTTAAACCCCGTTTAAAAACGTTTTAATCACACCATGCCGTGACATTGCATTGTGAATAATTAAAAACGCACAGAGGCGCGTACAGGCGTTTTTATTCCTCACCGGTTAACTGTGTGAGATAACGCTCAATCACGGTGCCGATTTCACGTTCATCGGTATCTGTCAGACTGAGAAACGGACGGGCGGGAATTTTTATCTTATGCGCCCCCACAGAATGGGTTTCACTGTAGTTGCTGCGGGATTTACGGACAAACCGGTTGCCGACAGCACCGTTTTTACCCTGCCGGAAGTAGTTCTGCTGACGGCGGGCGGGCATACTGATTTCACCGCCTTCCTGATGGATACGGGCGTACTTCACATTTGTCCCCACCACCGCGCTGTTATTGTCGCTGTAAGAACCGATACTGCCCGCCAGTCTGCCGGAGAGCTGCAGGATGCGCCCGCCGCGACGGCGGCGCTCTGTTGACGGGCTCCAGCCCATCCATTCCGGGCGACCTTCCTGTGCAAAGTTTTCCTCCACCGCATCCGCCATCACCCCGGCAATACGGCGCATCAGGGGTTCGCGGTTTTCCAGCCCCCGGACAAGCTTATCCAGTGCCGCCTCAAAGGCGGCTGTATCCACTCTGATGCTGTACATCAGAACACCGCCTGTGATTTCACATCTGACAGCCGGTTATCACGGACAGTCACCACCCACCACTGCCCGCGGTAGAATGAGGCATAATATTCCGTGCCGTCATCATCACGGCGGGTCTTCTGCGGCTGTTCGATAATATTCTGCACGAACAGGTAATCTTCCTGCGTGATATCCTGCTCAGCCAGCTGCTTCAGGGTCGGTGCATCGGTATACACCGGCTGTGTGTGCTGCGTATCGGTATCCGGACGCGCAGCCACCGGGTAACGCTGCTGCGGTGATGGCTGCTGTGCGGTGACGGCCTGCTGATACCCCTGAGCAAAGTCCGGCCCGGTCAGGGTGCCGGTGACATACTGGCTGGCCGCTGCCGGATGATACCGCTCCAGATCCGGCTGATAACTGACTTCCCCCGGATTAAACCCGAACCCGGGATCAGGCACATAAATCTGACCGTCTTTCGGGTTACGGAATCCGGTCACCGTGCGGGTTTTTCCCAGTGCGCCGTATTCCTGCTCCACCTCAACACGAATACCATCCGTTGACTGTACCATCAGCCCCAGCCGCTCCACATCCGCCGCACTGCGGGCACGGACACGGCAGCGGCAGCGGTAACCGTCCGGCGGGTAAATGGTCTGCCATATCGGATCATCAAAACGGGCAATAAATCCGTTCAGGGCCGCATGTGCCGGGCGGATATGATTATCCATGATACCGACCCGTTCCCAGTAAGGGCGGTCATCCGTGTTCTCCATCTGCTGCTTATAGCGTCCGGCCATGTAGGAGGACTGCATATTGGTCTGAAAGATGGTGTTCAGTCGGCGGGGAGTGAGCCGCTTACCGTGCAGTTCACCGGTGTCCGGGTCAGCAACCAGACCTTTACCGAGCCAGCCTTTCTGCTCCAGTAACGGGGTTAACCGGCGTTCAAAGTCCCGGTATGTTTCCCCGTTCTTAAGCGCTTCTGTCAGTGCCTGCCGGATATCCTGCAGCACGTCCAGCTTCAGCACTCCGGCTACGGTAAACGCCTTTGCATGCGACTGCGCCTCAACATCGTGGTAATTAAACCCGATGGCGTAGCCTTTGCTCTCAAGGTAGGCTATCGCCTCCGCCGGGGGCAGACCGATGGCATAGCGCAGATCAACCACCTCACGAACCGGCATGGATACGCCCCCAGACTTCGGACACAAAAATTGCCCGCTCCAGCAGCTCCCTGAGCGCATTATCATCCAGCAGCGGATAACCGGCCGCGACCAGATTCATCGCCTCATCCGCACTGTGTCCGGCCCGCAGTGCCGTCACCATCGGTGCCAGTAACTGATTCATGGCCTCACTGACCGGGTCAGACAGCGGGGGTGCGTTATCCAGTTTTATCTGCGCCGGGTCAGCATCCGCTGATTCCGTGGTCTTCGACAGTACCGCCAGTCCGTGACGTGACAGTCCGTTACTCAGCGGGGTCAGCAGCGGCATCTGAGGACGGGGTGATAATACCGGTTCATCATCTTTTGCCTGCGGGATACCGGCTTTTTTATTGACCCATGACACCGGAATACCGGTCATTCCGGCCTCATTCACCAGCGTTGATACGGCCTGTGCGAACGGTGCCAGCTCCACGGTCTCACTGGTATCAAACACAAACTGCGGTAACCGGCGCGGGTTGACATCCGCATGACCGTTCAGTGCCAGCACCATCTGAATGAGACTGCGGAACATGTTCTCAATCTGACGGGCATCCGCTGTCATCAGGTCGTGGCGGACTTCGTTATGCACATTACCCAGTGCATTGGTGGAGGATTTACCGTCTGCCTGCGTGGTCAGGGTGCCGCCCAGAATAATTTTTGACTGGGTACGCTCCGCCCAGTTAATCATCGCCATAAACGGGTCAGGGCCGCCACCGGCAGCTGATTCAAATTTGATGTCATTCCCCTGCGGGATAGCGGCCACCGCATCATGTCCCAGATTCACCAGCTGATACAGCAGCTTGTCGATATCCGCATCAGATGTGCCCTGCGCATAGGTGGCGATACGGGCCGGAAGACCGTAAATCTCCAGAAATTCCGCCAGGTCACGCAGGGAGAAGTTTTTAAACAGATACGGCCACACCAGCACACGGAACAGGCCGCTGGTCGCAATAAAGCCGCTGCGCGCGTTATGCTTATGCACCAGCCAGCCGAACGGCCACAACGGAGAGCCCTCGAACTGATCATCATTGAGGCGGATCTCGTCCCGTTTTTCCGGCAGTGTACGGAACCAGTAATGCGGACGCAGGTTAAGTGCCTTCGGCAGCCAGACCTTTTCAATCAGTTCCCACTCAATTTCCTGACAGGAAAACCCGTGACCGACCGCTTCCATACCATTGAGAATGATATCCTCAATGCCCGGCATGGCATCAAACCACTCCTGGACTTTTGCTGTCATATCCCGTTCCTGTGCAGTGGCATTCTTCGGCGGTTCAACTGACCAGTCCAGCGTGAGCAGAACATTCTTGCGCTTTTCCATTTCGGCAAAAATATGACCGTCACGCTCAACCATGTCTGAGAACAGGCACGCCTGCGCACTCAGGTCTCCCCGTTCAGCGGCCTGCAGAATACGCGGCAGCTTGCGGATGGTCAGCCCGCGTGACGGATGCTCCGGATAGATGCGCTGCATCTGCGCTATTTTGCCTGTCTGCGGGCTTTTTAATACTTCCCGTTCAATCGGGTTTCCGTGGATATCAACTATTTTCGGCATTTCTTAATCCTTACCAGGCACCTGCACCAAAGCGTTTTCCGCCGTCACGCACAGAGCGGCTGCGGATGTCGGTGCTGCCCGCGCGTGAGGCGGCAAGTGACCACAACATGTGTAAACAGTCCGGGCCGTCATCATGATCGGCTTTCGGGAAATGACGCAGCTGGTCAATCAGGGTGTGCTGTGTCGGGTGAAGACGGATCAGCCCGTTGACCATGTGCGGCTGCAGGGATTCAATCCGCAGTGCTTTATCGGTGTGCGGGATAACCGGAATGGCCGGAACCGGAATACCCTGCTGAGCGGAGCGTTTCACCAACTCCGTGCGCAGGAACTCCTGAAACTGGACGGACTCAAACGCCCAGACGAGACACCCGTATTCACGCTGATAGCGGATCACATCCTCAATAATTTTGTCGGGCAGACGGCGGCGGATATCCGCTTCCACCACATCCAGAATACCGGTCATCCGGTTAAAGCCGCCGACCAGAAGCGCGGACGGGTCACGGCCCTTGCTGAGTCTGCCGAGGCTGGGGTCACAGGCTCCGTAGTAAATCCAGTCCGCCAGATGGTTAGACCAGAAGATAATACTGTTGGCAAAAATCGCATCCTCACCGCTGACCGGGTCATTCTGGTACTCAGAATCAAAAGTATCGTGACCGTCACGGGCACGGATTTTCATCAGAGCAAGCAGCGGGCGGGCAGCCCATGACACAATGGCCCCTTCAGACATGGCTGCTTCATTTTCCGTATAGAAACGCTCAGCCTCATCCGGCAGTCTGTTATGGATAAGGGTTTCCCACTCATCCCACAGTTTCATATTGACCGGCCACTGCAGAATGGCTTTAAAGCGGACAGTGCGCCACATCGCGTTATTCAGGGTGCGGGAAAGTACCGAGTCGTAATGCAGGATAGTCCCGATGTAGACAATATCGGTTTTACCCCCGGCCTCACCGAGCGGCATCACGGTCTTTTTAAGCCAGGTGTGCAGCTTGTCCCGCTGTTCCGGATTACGCACCATCTCATCGTTCTCGATATCATCGAGCACCACCAAATCAGGACGGTACGGGCCGTGACGCAGACCACGCAGTTTTTTACCGCTGCCCGCCACCGTCACTTTGATATTATTACGGGTGACGATGGTGCCCATCTGCCAGGTGCGGCCCTGACCGCAGATATCCGGATAATCGTTCTTCAGACGCGGGTTATATTCCAGTTCTGCTTTGATGGCTTCCAGCATCGGATACGCCTGGTCGATACTGTCCATAATGATGACCGGGTACTTTTTAAGCTCCCGGATAATGCACCACAGCACAAAGAGCTGACTGACCAGCGTGGATTTTGCCTCACCGCGCGGCGCGGCTATCGCATCACTTTCAGCGGCCGGACTGGCGACAATTTTCGGCAGACGGGAAAACAGGTAATCATGCAGTTGGCTGCGGGAATGATGGCGGACATAATGCGGGAAGTAGGTTTCCACAAAAAAGCTGTAGCCGTCATCCGCATCACTCACCTGCAGACGGCGGGCATCAGCCGCTGCCGGGTCTGCATCAAAGCCGAGACACTCCGCCTCAATGGTCTGACGCAGACCGGCAATGTATTCCTGCAGGGAGGCTTTGAACTCTTTGAGTGAAACCTTTTTAGACATTTTTAACCGTATTCCCGTTCCAGCACACCGGCAAAGGATTCCAGAATCTCAACAAACACCACGTTATGCTGAGGGTATTTATCACTGATGAACTGTCCCAGCCGCTGGATCACATCAATAGCCGTGGCAAGCTTATCGGTTTCCGGCAATATCTTTTTGCTGGCTGATACCGCTTTATTAAAGGCATCTGCCAGACTGGCAAGCATATCCACCCGGGCACCCGGTGCGATATCCGGGTTCGTGTTTATCTGCTCAGTAACCGTCTGACACTGAACAACCAGACTCATCAGCACCGCACGTCCGGCATCCTCAACACCACCACCGGCCAGCATGTGAGCCGCGCGCATTTTATCCCAGTCGTCATTCTTATCCTGCGCCTCTTTCTTCCAGCGCCGGGCAGTCACGAACGAAACCCCGGCCTGAGCAGCAGCCACCTCCAGCGACATCTGGCTGAAGATATAAGCGCGGCGCAGCTTGTCGCGGGTCTCCTGCGGAAACGCCATCGTTACAGTCCCATCTTCGCACGCAGCAGCATCATGGCGGTGGTCACCAGACAGGCGGTAATACCACCGGATACGGCACCGGCAACTGCGCCACGGCGCATGGCTCCCTGTGTCGCATCCTGACGGATGGCATCCATCTGATCACTCAGCGAATCCATCTGCGTTTCAATGCGGTTTAAATGGCCTTTAACGCTGATTAAAACGTCACTCTTTCTACTGTTACGGGTGCGTTTTTTCATGACTGATTTCCTTGTTATTGAACGTATTAATAAATTCCCCCGTATCAGTACGGCGGCAGATGACACCGGTCTGTTCTGCCGGATGTCCGGTCACGGCGGCATACTTTGCGCAGCGCATACCGGTCAGACCGGGCAGAATCAGAAAGATAAAAAACACAGCCAGCACAACAGCCACGGCTGTCAGCAGCAGGGTGTAACCACAGGCATTATGCCGGGAGCGCTTCATTGCACTGTCTCCCGTCTGCATTCACGAACCACATCACGCACATAATCCTGTAACCCGCTCAGTTTTGTTCTGTCGGAAATGATACCGGTTCGGATATCGTGAATAAGGAGTCCAGCTTCTCCAGAGAGTCGGACGGCGGCTGCATCATCCAGTCCGGCGGTGGTGCGATGGTTGCCTGCGGTGAGCTGACAGGTTGCAAGGTCGGCGCGGGCAAACTGCAACCGGCGGTTACCTGAAGCAAGGTCAGCACGCAGCTGCTGATTAATGATTTCCTCATTACGTAACTTCTCCGTATAGGTCTTATCCAGCGCCTGAACCTGCCGCTGAGATTCAGACAGGCGGTTTAATGCCTTCTGTGTGTCTTCCTGTGCTCTGTCTGACACGGCTTTCAGGTCTCCGGCGTGACGTGCTTTCAGTTGCGATATTTCCCGGGTAAAGCTGTTATCCATGACCAGATAAGATGACACTGCACCTGCGGTGAAAATCAGCATGGCACTGATAATAAACAGCCATCCGGATGCAGGTGACGGAATTTCACGGGATAAAATATTCATGCCGCAAGTACCGCCACCAGTAAAAACCAGCCCCAGCCCGGCATCCCGTTAAGCGCCAGAAAAAACGCTGAAATCACCGCACATAACGAAATCAGTTTCATTTGCTCAGCTCCCAGCACAACAGTTCCGCTTCCTGTTCACGACGCAATACCTGCCCGTAACAGTTGTTGGAACGGATGCGGCAGTCTTTGCCGCCGTCGAAAATCCAGCGGGGGATCTCGTTGCAGGCACCGGCAATATTTCCCGCATTCAGTTTTTTATAAAACGTGGATGAAAAGCATTTTCCGGGGCCGATATTGTAAGGACAGAAAGAAGCAATCCCGGCAATCTGGGGGGCGGTTAACGGCACATTCACGTTACGTTTTACCCAGGCAACCGCCTTGTCACGCTCAGCGGCATTCAGCCGGTCACATTGTGCCTGCGTCAGTTTCTCTCCGGGTTTTACCGCGCGGCCGTCAATACGGGTAACGCCCCGGCAGACAGTCCAGATTCCGCCGCCGTCACGGTATGCGGTGGTGAAATTACCTTCTTTTTCATTCAGGAACTGGTCAAGAATGTCATACTCGCTGGCCCCTCCGGCAATCAGTGCCACGACTGCGGCGGTAAGAAAACCCCGTCTCATACTCATCTTATAAATCCTTCGGGAAACGGGCAGAGGTTCCGGCAAGCGTGGCGACAACTTCTTTCGCGTTTTCATCCGCCGGGTGGTTAATCAGATGCTGCAGGCTCATTTCCAGCAGCCGGGTACGCTTCTGCTGTTCCCGCTTGTTCATGCGGTAAGTCAGGATACCGAGCAGCGAACTGATAAAGACGCCGATTAAAAATCCCCATGCGTACAGTGACAAACCACTGAGAACAAAACCGATACCGGCAAGCCAGTAGGAGACCCGTTCATAAATGTCACTGAAAAAATCACCCATGTGACTACCTTGTTGTTTTTGTCCGAAATAAACAGGGGCGGTACTCATCATTGCCTCCGCATAAGGATGACCGGTTAACCCAGTTGCAGCACACCATGTTCTTCTGAACCGGAGAACGCTATCAGACCCTGATATTCAGGCTGATCGTCAAAAGCCGGAATAATACCGGTGGTGATGGTGTAGGACGGCTGACCTTCCTGTGCGGCGAAGTCGGCCAGAGCGAGGATCTGTTCAAGGGTAAGCGTGATAGTGTCAGGCATAGCAATGTCCTTACTGAATAATTAACAATGTAATTTTTAAGGGATTTCAGTATAGGAACGGGGATGTTTGAGGGGGAGTTGGCGGGGTTCAGCACATCATTTAAAAACCCCGCAACGGGAGATCAGTGTTGCACAGACAGAATGGAATAATCAATCAAATAAACTGTCCTGCTGCGTTTCTGACGCCGCATTATGTTCACTCAGCAGCCGCCAGGCAAAACGATCAGCAAAACCGTATTTAGGACACAGAACGGTTAGTGCGGAACGACAGGAATTCCCCTGCAGGGTCATTTCTTTTAATTCCGCAATAAAGCGGGCATTGCGTAATTTTATGAGCGCCCGGTCACAACGCGGGATATAGAACGGTGTGCCGCCCATACAGGCCAGCAGTTTTTTATATTCCTCATCCGTTAACAATGAGGTCAGTTTCTCAAATGCTGCATTATTACGGGCCACGGCTTTACCCTGACGGGCAGATAAGGTGACACCGCCGAGGTGGGTAATCAGTTTCGCGGTGGCGGCATAACCGATCACCCCAATCAGCTGATGGGCTGATTCCGGCAGCAGAGATTCCAGTTGTGCCAGTTCGTGCTGGCTGACAGTGTTATTCATCGATCCCCCGAAATAAAAACACCTCCCGATGCGGAAGGTGTTCAGTATTTCAGGTTTGTGAAATGATGGCGTGTTGAAGGGGTTCAGTGGTTAGATGTCATCAGATATGTTGCTTGCTTGAGTTTCATTCATTTTCTTATCAAACTCAGGAGAGGTATAGATCAGGTGTTTTATATTTATTTTACCGGCCATCTCCATCTTAAAAACTACAGTATCGTGATCAAACCGGACATATACAGGCTTCCCGGTTATCGGTGCATTTTGTATCTCTTCCATTGTTGAAGACGAAGATACTCCACCATATTTCTTAGCCAGAGCGTCAATTACTGGCTCTGCCGGTGAATTCACCATTATCACTAGTTTACCAAATTTACCGTCTAAAAATGAGGCAGCAGCAATGGTATCTTTCCCAGAAAATTTAAAATCCAGACAATTGTATACAACAACGTTTTGTCCATTAGGCTGACTGTTTGCCTTCTTAAAATCACAAAGTCCCGCCGACTGCAGATTTTCAAAAGATGAGCCAAACTTCACACCTTTGTACCCATCAACCGCCATCGCTCCCGCTGCGGTAAGTGCCAGCACAATCCCTAATAAATATTTTTTCATGATTAACCTCAAAATAAATTCTGTTGTTCTGAGCCAAGGATACCAGATTCTTTATAGCGGGATAACAAGTCCCACGCATGCCGATCACTGAAACCGTACTCAGGGCACAGTTTTGCCACCGCTTTCACCGTGGATAACCCCTGTTCAGATAATGCACGGATATCACGCATAAACCGCTGATTCCGCACCTCACGCATTGCCGCTGCTGCATTGGGGATATACACCTCTGTCCCGGCGAAATGCGCATTGAGCACATCGGCGGCATCCCTGCCGACGATGCACGATAACTGCTCAAGCCGTTTCAGTCCGGCCGGATGAAGACCTTTCACAAAAGTGAACGTCGTGCCGCCGAACGCATCAATCAGTTTCAGTGTTGCCGGGTAGCCGATTAAGGCAGCAATCTGACGCAACGTATCCGGCAACAGATGTTCAACTTTTTCCAGGTCTGTCATGCTTTTGCTCTCCGTCGTTTCTGATCAACCGCCAGTGCCTGCATCAGCTTTACCAGTTCATCATGATCGAGCCAGTCGATTTTCTGACGGTTAAACATACGTTCTGCCATCGATTCCGCGTATTCCCACGGACGGCCCGCATCAGCAAGCAGCGCCTCAATTTTGTTCAGAACCGATTTTTTTGACACCGGAACATTCGGCTTACGGCCGTATTTCTTCGGGCTGCGGCGGGGGTAACCCTGCGCATGGAAGTAATCACGGACAATCCCCAACTCATCCAGCGTCAGTTTGGTGGCAGAGTCTTTACCTGTCAGGCGAACCAGAACACTGCGGTAAGTCTCATCATCCATTTTCAGATACTGCTGGGCGGCTTTGATAATACCGACCAGTTTTTTAGCATTAGGCGTTAACATAATTTTTATCCTCTGTGTGTCTGTCACCAGATGACCCCGATACAGATACCCTCCGATTCCAGGCGGCAACCGCTTCCAATTTATCAAAGCGCTTGATTCTTAATCCGCATCCGTCACAGGCAACCCCGTAAAGGGTCAGCCCGTGACTGCTGGGGCAGTGTATTGTGATATCCCTGCATCCGCACAGCGGGCAGGGTTTCAGTGATTTATCAGCCACGGAGTGTTACCCATTCTTTCGGTGGTTCAACGGTCAGCCCCTTGATGCGCCGGAACTGGCGAACCAACACTGAGGCTTTATCAAAATGTGGCCTGTAATACGTGTATTTTGTGTACAAATCAGGTATTTCACGTTTAACTGCGCGCTTCCCGTACGCTTTCTCCAGAGCCTTAATTTGTACCGGTGAGTAGAGAGATTTGGTTCGCTTGCTCCAGAATAGCTCACACAGTGGGTTAAAGTGCTCGCTGTCAGGAATACCCCATGCAGCACCAATCTTTCCGTTAAAATAGACCGCTAACTTCGTTCTTCCTTCGCTTACACTGACCCGGGTAACGGCAATCTCAGTATCCTGATACTGAAATTTAATGACCACGTAATGGGCTTTTAACGACTCCTCAATCCCGGCCCACTGCTCTTTAGTGATTGACATAACACTGCTCCCGTATCAGTCGTATTTCTGGTTTTCAGGACGCTGGCGGTCTTCCGCAGCACTGTACCGCTGATACCATGCGTCCCCGGCAAAGCCGGTGATAGCACCGGCAACAAAACACAGGAAACTAATCATCAGCAGCACCCTCCGGCAGCGAACCACATTCACACTCACCGAACATAGCGCGGACAATCCCGCCTGGAGCACCGGCAGGAACAAGTTCCCCTGTATTTATCCGGTAAATCTCGCCGCGATAAGTAACGGCAGCGATATCATCTTTAATATCAGTTACTTTACCGACACGGCTAACAACCCGCACAGTAGTGCGGGACGGGGTTATTTTGGTGTGCTCAATAGTAATATTGACTTTGTCACCTACATTTACGGCCAGTTGGTCAGCAGGAACTGGCTTTTCACACACGGGGCACCAGTATTTACGCATGATTATTCTCCTTGCTGTAAGCTGCACAGGTAGGCAGGCAGCCACCACGCAGCTTGTCACTGCAGTTGTCACACATATCCGGTTCATTAAAGGCCGCACAGACAGAGTTAGCAGCAGCGGTGACGGCAGCCAGCTGTTTTTGGCTGATCTTGATCCCGGGGCACTGTCCGGCGATTTCCCTGCAGACAGACGCAACCAGGCGAATCTGATTAATCCTGCTCATGATGATTCTCCCTGACGCAGACCGCCATCGTTCAGCTTGTTTTGGCAGTTATCACACAGGTTTGTATGCCCGGTCATGACCGATTCACACAAAGCGTTAGTGCTGGTAGTACAGATGCAGCTGTCGCAATTGCAGATATGAATAGAAGGCTTGCGCAATCTTTCAGCAAAAAAAAGACAGCGGCGGATTTCATTACGCAAGATCATAATAATGTCATTGTCATAACCGTTATCTATCAGGCCGTCGTGAATATCCCGGATAGAATCAGCCAGCTTATCCACGCCCTGAGCCTGCAACTCCGCGATGTATTCATTCGTCAGTCGGATATCATCATCACTGATGTCTGCATAAACCGGCATACAAAATTCATCTGTCCGGACGCGGGAAATATCAATCTGAGGCGTTAACGGAGTGGCTTCACGCACGAAACAAACCGGCTTAGCCGTGAATACAAATTTAGGCGTCTTCATTGCGTCAGTTGAATTGTTACTCATTTTCGGCGCCCTCATCATCAGACCCGGTATCAAACGGTAATGTTGAAAATTGCGACTGAGCAATAATTACCCCCAGTTTGAAAGCCCGCTGTTCTGCTTTGGTTTCAAACTGTATTGTCCGACCCATTTCCGGAATATTAATCGGCTTGTCTGCATGTGCTACCAGCAGGTTGCAACCCTCTTTTGCAACATCGTGCCAGTCAGTAATTTCCTGTTTTAATAACGCCAAATCGATGTTATCGGTGTTCATAAATACCTCGTCATCAGGATTCAGACGTAAGGGTGACCTGACGGGTTTACGCCTGAATTTAAAAGTGATTGTTTTTTAGTTAGTTACGTTATTCAGCAGTTTAATGAATCAATATCGGTGTAATAAGGCTCAATATCGATTTCCACAATAGTCCGGTTATCTTCATCTTTGGCCCGGCTTAATGTTCTGGCTGGCGGGCCACCGCGTAAAATACGGTTCGGCTGATAGATAAAATAAGACCCAACCGGATAGCGCTCATTAAACTGCTTCGCAGACAACCGGGACATAACGGCCTCCTGCTGCTTTGACACAAAACTCAGCCCGACGTTTCGCCCACTGCTGATTATCCGTTTTTTTTGCAAGGAATGAGGCTTCAATCCAAAGCCGTCCGGCTTCCTTGTAATGGCCGTCGCGTTCAGCCTGTGCGGCATTAGTGGTGATATTTTTAAATGACATATCACACCCCCGAGATATCAAGAGAAATCGGCACATACTGGTCACTGTCGCCGACCCGTTCATAAATACGGACGTACTGGCGACTGCCTACAACCTGCACCGCTTCACCGATGGCCTCCATCGCTTTTATCCAGCGGGCATCCTCAATATTCAGGCGGCGCAGAGAGAGTACAGCACCGGTATTGATGTTACCTTCTTTGTCCACTGCAAATGCCTGGTCAATGATGGAGTGGATCTCCGGTCGTGCTCCCTGAACCCAGTCTTTTAAACACTCATCAATCAGTGCTTTAGCCGCCTGTAAACGCTCATCAAAGGCAATTCTGTCCTGAATAGCACGCTGAATTTTGTAACGGCCGTCAAAACAAAACAGGGTTACATTGCCTTTTTTACCACCAACACTGATACCGTACTGCTCAGCTGACAATGCAATGAAGGCTTCGATATCCCCGAACGCAGCAATCTTAAACTGACGCAGCAATTCATTAATCTGAATAGCCTGAACAACCAGGTCCCCCACAAGCGCATCACGTTGAATGTCGATCTCTTTAAGTAAATCAACAGGGGTCAAACCCCGTTTGGCATCACGCCAGTAACCGGCCGGGACTTCATGCTGAGTAAACTGTTTTTGATTAATGGACATGTTGTGTTCCTTTTTTTGTTGATGGTTGAGAATCTTTCAGCAAACGAATTAATTTATCTTTTAAATCTTCAGCAATACGTAACTCCTTACCGGTTGACTGTTCCCCTGCGGCTTCTGCCTCAAAGCGAATGCCACCACCTTTTTTTTCCGTGATAAGAATCGTAATTTTTACAGACATAACTTCACCCTTAATAAATTGATTCAGACCAGAACACACGGCAGCCATCCTGAGTAAAGCTGCCTTGTTTGTAGTAACCGTGACGACTGTTACCGAACTGCAGATAACAGGCTTTACCGGAACGGATAAGCTGATCACAGTACGCATGACGCGCTATTTTGATACGGGGTTTATCATTGCCGGTTGACACACCCAGCACTGTCACACCACGATCACCCAGGCTTTTTACAACAGATTCAACCTGAATCAGTGTTTTTAAAACACCCTGATTGGACGGGGTAATTTTGATATTCATCATCAGCCTCACTAATTAATCAGCATTTCAGAGAACCCGGACACCATCGCCACATCCACAGGACGCTGGTTAATCTGACTGCCGCGTGAGACACCACGCAATAACTTAAACAGCCTGCGGGCATTACCTTTGCACACTTTGAATAACTCAGAGAAAACGGCTTCTTCCTCAATTTCCGGCAGCAGTTCAGTGATGATTTGGCGGATATCCTCTTCCGGTAACGCATCCCCCATACGCAGGGCAAAGCCGACACGGCTGTACAGCTGCTTATACTCCCCGCGCTTACCTTTCAGGTTCAGGATAAGACGCGGCATACCCGCCAGAACGATACCGACACCGGACTTATCATGAATACGGCGTAACGTCTCAAGGGCACGGTAAGGCAGGTTTTCAGCCTCATCGACCAGAATGACTTTCCCCGAATCACGCAGTGCCTGGATGATGGCCTCACTCAGTTCGTGCATATTTCCGCGCTTAGCCAGTCCGAGTTTATTGCACAGTTCTTCAAGTACCACACGGGCGGTATACCCCGGGTCTGCCTCAATCAGCACAGCACTCAGGTTTTCAGTGGCGTACCGGCGCATAATCATAGTTTTACCCATACCGGCATCACCGTAGATCACGTTGATATCCCCATCCAGATGCGCCATTTTGATGACTTCCATACCTTTTTTAGCCATGTATGTCGCAACATAGACAGGCTTGATGTTGCGGGCTTTGGCGCGGTCATGCTCACGCTGAATAAACTGACGGACTTTTTCCTCAACACCTTTCACATCACCGTTGTATTTGCCCTGCAGATACTGGTTAATCACCGCAGTACTGACACCGACACCGCGTGATGCCTGAGCCTGAGACCAGCCTTTTGCTGCAAGTAATTCAGATAATTCAGTCACTAATGACATAATCATATTCTCCTGTTATTGGTTTCCGGCCTGTCTGGCATTCAGGTGTTCATACTCGACCTGTAAGAATGTTGTCGGCTTGCCTCCGGCCGGAACGGCCACCGGCTCACTGATATAACTGCCGAAATCAGGTACGGTTTTTCCGGTAAGTACCGGGCGGGCTTCTGCCTCAATTTCACGCATTTTACTTTCAACCAGTGACATACGGCGTTTGCGGCGGTCTTCAACCGCTTTGTCCATCTGTGTTGTCGGTACAGCGGCAACCTTGTTACCGTTCCATACCGCTTTGCAGACGTATGACCCGTCCTGCTTACGGATAATGACTTCACCGGCATCATGAATGTCATACGCCACGCGGACTTCCTCACCATCGACCAGGATTAAATCCTCCGCAAAATACTGGTTGTTGTTGAACTCAATCCAGCCACGCTGAGCCACGCGCTTAACTTCCGGCATGAACATTTCCCGCAGCTCAATCTCTGTCAGGTACTCAATCTCATCACCTTCTATGGCCAGAACGGCCTGACGGTATGCTGCAGGTGTCATATGACGGCCGTTCTGCTTCGGTAACTCACTGTGTTCATGGGTATAGTTGTATTTGTGGATCTCATCTTCGATGGCATCCAGCAGTTGTGCCCATGACGGCAGTTTTGCCAGTGCACTTTTCTGCACCGGATTAAGCTCCTTGTTATTCTCCAGCGCATTAACCGCTGAATTAATACGGCGGCTGGTTATCCGCGCATGTTCACGGTCGGCTCCACGGCCGTTAAAGGTTGCGAACCCCTGAGCAATACGAAGAGGGATCACCCCGTTAAGCCGTTCAATAATCCCGCGCGCCTGCGGGTTCCCCGGAATACCGGTCATGTGCCGGATACCGAGACGCGGAAAAATACCGGTGATTTCCGCATCCAGCGTTTTGTTCTTTTCACCGCCACCATTATCCGAATACACAAATAATGGCTTACCGTGATGCTGCATGGCGTGCCGGTAAGCGGATGCAACAGCAATGACGTTTTCCGCCAAATCCAGACTCCAGCCCACAACAAAGCGGGTACGGCCATCTATCACCATTGTCAGTTCGGGAGTGAACGGACGGCCGTGAATAGGGTGTGCCACCTTCAGGTTCATAGATTTACCGTCACTGACCCAACATCCGTTTACCGGCATCTGTGACCAGTCACGCTTCTGATAGGTTTCCAGTGCCCGCGCTTCCGAACCGGTTACACGGCCTTTGGCGCGCTCACGTTTCGGCAGTTTTACCATCAGGCGGCGCACCGCGTCATAAGAGGGTTTCGCACTCAGCATGGCAGGCTGATCGGCATACTGTTCATCCCATTCATCTGAGAATGAACGGTAAGCGGCAATCAGTGACGGCCCGTTCACATTGCGGTAATGCGCCAGAAACCCCGGAAACCATGCCACCTGTTCAGGGCGGGTTTCTTTGTGATAACCGGGAGCCAGCAATGCCAGACGCTCTTCCCCGGAATTGGTACTCTGATAAAGGGATACCCATTCCTGCAGAGAACGCGGACTTACGCCCCGGCGTGATTTACCCCTGCGTGCATTAGCATTGTCTGCGGAACGCTGCAGATGCTCCGGCAGCACACCTTTGCGTGACTGTTCTGAAATCCGGGTCACCGCACCGGTACGGGTATCACCGGCCGCAACCAGTGACAGCACTTCCATAGCCAGAGCTGCCCGTGCATCAGCAACTGCTTTCTGTTCTTCTGTCAGTCCGGAAACCTCCCGCTCCAGCAGGGCCGGGCACTGACGCATCAGAGCAAGTTCTTCGCCGGGCTTTACCGCAGTAACAGCAACGGGATTTTCCAGCGGTTTTTCTGTCTTTTTCTGCTCCAGCACCGCATTAAAATGACGTTGTTTCACTGCGTTCTGAGCAGATTCCGGCAAGCAGTCGATGTGATACTCAAAAGCTTTTGTGCCGGTACGCTTACGAATTAATTCAGGGTGATCGCCTGACAACTTATTCAGACGATTTCGTATCCCCTGAACCGTGCCCGGCAATCCCGGGATTCCAACCAGTTCATTAGCAGTCAGGAACATACCGATCACCCTAATACTCTGCTCAGGTAACGGCTTGGCCATATTTCCTGAGGCTGAATGCCAAGCGCATCAGCAATAATGCGCTCACCTTTTGGATAAGAACGCGCCAGTGCATTCTTTAACGTGTCTGGTTTTAAACCAGCCTGCGTTGACAGGTCACGCATCGTGACGCCTTCTTTGTGAAGAGCAGCAACAATATCGATACGATGCCAGTCAGCATGACTTACTTCATTTCTATCCATATTTCGTTTACCCTTAAAAATTACCCCTGCGGATAATCCGCGTGGGTTATCCGTGCAGATACAGTATTGATCCATATTGAACCCATGTAAAGAAAGAAATTGAGTTTCTTTTGTGCGCTTAAGTTTAAATCTGGGTTCAATTGAGATTTACATTGCAAATCAAATGGTTATGAGAATAGCAAATGAATAGTAAAAAAAATGACAGCGTTTCTTTTCCGGACGTAACAAAAACAACATTTAAAGACAGGCTGAAAGCATTGATTGGTGACCGAAGTGTCAGGGGAGCAGCAAGAGACTGGAACTTATCTGTTTCCACATTAAATAACTATCTGAACAGAGGCACTGAACCAACGCTAAGTGTATTAAATACCATATCAAATATAGAAAACGTGTCTGTTGATTGGCTAGTAAAAGGACAAAGTAGCGCTACTGAAACAGCCAAAAATGAAGAGCGTAAAGAAGAGGCGAGGCAGGCGTGGATGATGATCTATGATTCATTATCATCAGGAGAGGCCGAAAGTATAATGCGTGCAATTCACAGACATGGCGTACTGAGTGCATTCAAAATAAATCACATGGATTGCATTGAACTCAGTGAGACTATGGATGCTATTGATGCCATGCACATAAGACCAACACTGAAACAAGCCATTAGGCTTGCAATGGCTGGTGATGAATCACTAGACCAAGAGATTTTGCGCCGCATTGAAGAGAAGAAAAATACCGATGAGACTGGTCATTTAAGCCAGGAAGAAGATCACCAAAAAGTGGGATGATTGGATACCTGTTCAATCGTCCTTTAAATATTGTTTAAACGCTCCTAAAAGATGATCACTTGAGTGCAGAATAGAATGCAAAAAAACATAAAATAAATCAATTCATGTTCATCAGTGCAGAATCGCATAACTCCCCGCCAAAGCAGTAAACTCAAGGCGTCCAGCCAATCACACTCCTTTTTTAATTAGTGCAATATTGATCACCTCCCCACAGGCGCTTCTGCGACTGCTCAAACGTCACATCGCCAGCTTTTAACTGCCGCTCAAGCTGCGCTAAATCATCGTCACGCGTCTGTTTTGCTTTGGCTAACACGTTGGCATCAAGTGCGGCTTTCTGGTCTGCTGAGCGCTGCTCAATGGCGAATTTCTCCGCTGCCAGTTTTTCAGCCTGAGCTATTTGTGCCGGTGTGGCATCATCACCCAGCGCCTTGGCTGCATCGTATTTTGCCAGCTCAACAGAGCCTTCTTTGTATCCCTGATTTAACCGGTCTACTGCGGCCTGTTGGTTTTTCAATGCATCGGCGACTGCGTTTGCTGATTTGAGGGCATCAGATGCAGATTTTTTACCGGTGCTATCCCTCTCCCTTTCCGCTTCTGCCAGGTCGTAATTAGCACCAATAAGTGATAATGCATCCTTCATTTGTTCAGAATCAGCCAGAGTCCCAGCCTTTAACTGCCGCTGTCGTTCTGCGGCTATCGCCCTTTCTCTTTTGTCGGTAATAGACAACAGCTCGTTTTGCTCTTTGAGCTGCTGAATGTACTTATCGCCCTCCTCTGACCTGAATCCCTGATTAGCTAATTTAGAATTGAGATTATCCTGCTCATCTGCGGCGTCTTTCATCTGTGAAGCGAGCCATTTAACCATGTTGGCAAGCTTGCCAGCGCCGTCAGTTGCACCACCAAAGATTTTTTCTGAATCTCCGACCCTTGCATTCACCTCCGCCGTAGCCTGAGCAAGAAATTTTTGCATGTCATTCAGTTTGTTTGTGGCGGTTTCCAGTTCTGCTGTTTTTATTTTTATTTTATTGAGGATTTTTTCCCTGTCTTTCTCCGCCCCGGCTAGGCTGTAGTTCCTTTCTCCGGCTTTATCGTACTGAGAATTGAGAGCTGCGATTTCATCCTTCAGGTCTTTTACTGCATCTTCCTGAACCTCAATATTTTCCGTTGTTTTACCGATCGCACCGTTCAGAGCATCAAACGTAAGCTCTTTCAGCTTTCCGCTTAATTCACCCAGCGAATCGGCAAAATCAGATGCATCCTGTTTCGCCTGCTTTGAGCTTTCACTGAAATACATGATTGCGGCACCGGCCAACATAGCGGCACCCATCGGGCCACCGATTAATGCCAGTCCACCACGCAGCACCCCCATCACTGCGGAAGCATTGCGTGCAGCTATAGTGGCGGCTTGTGATGCAGCGGCCTCTGCCGTCAATGACTGTGCATACGCAATTGACGCATTCCGGGCAATGGTCTTTTTGGCATTAAGGTTATCCAGCGCCATCGCTTCAGCTGAACTGCCGCGCGCGACGTTATACTCGGCCTGAGCGAGAGCAACCGCCGATGCGGTAGATTCTTTATCTGCCAAGGCTTTACGTCTTTCTGCTGTCGCTGCATATTCAGCTGCTTTTGCTGTTGCAGTATTGGCCTGAGCCTGTTTAACGGAAGCAGCGGCATCAAGTATCTTTGTTTTAATGGAAGCGGAGAATGCACCAACAAGCCGAGCCCCGACAACAAGAGCAACAACGTTGGCGATATTTGCAAAGGTGTCAAAGTTCGCGGTGATATCAGCGAATGCGGCCGACATTGTCCGTGTTACACCGTATGCCTGGTTTAATTCCCCGTAATACGCTTTCGCTGAGTTGGCTAATTTAGTAAAACCGTCAGCAACGGTGTTATCCATCGAATCGGCAAGAGCATTGTTTTCTTTGCGGGCGGCAATCATGGCGTTGGCAAATATCTGCATGGAGATACCGCCTTCCATTGCCATTTTTTTAACGTCATTCTCGGTGACTTTTATCCCGCCTCGCATACGTGATATTTCTTTGGCGATATCGTTCACAACCGACGGTGTGGCATTCAGTACTGCGTGCCAGTCGTTACCTTTCAGTGTACCGACCACCATTGCGCGGTTAAGAGAGGCCATTGCGGATTCTGTTTGCTGTGCACCGGTGGCGTTAGCGGTGAATGCTGAAGACAGAGATTCGATGTAATCAACGGTCTGCGTGGTGTTGTAACCAAGTTCTTTCATTGAGGTTGCAGAACCGGCGTACAAACCCTGCACTGTCTCGATAGCCTTACCGTTTCGGTTACTGACTTCCAGAAAACGTTTCTGAATTTCTGAGTAACGTTCAACATCACCCTCAACAGAGTTAAGCGCCATCTTGATCCGCGCCGCCATCTGCCCCCACTCATCGACAGCATGGATAATCGCACCGGCTGACAGCGCTGATGTAACCAGAGCCGCTGCTTTTGAGAGCGAGAACATGGCATTTTCAGTATCGTTAACCGAGCGCGTGGCGCGGTCAAAGCCACCCTCCATATTCCGCAGTCGCTGATCCAGCTGGCGCTGAGATGTCAGCAACTGAGCAACATCCATCTGCACCTGATATACGATTTCGCCTACTTGTGCCATTTACCTGCTCCTTAAAATGAAAAACCCTGCCGGTTGGCAGGGTTTGGTGTTGTAGAGTTAGCGATGAATTATTTTTTGTTCCTTGCGAAATCATCCAGTATATCAAGCAATTCAAATGACAGTGACTTAAGTGTTGTGCATTTTAATTCATCAACCTCAACATTAAAAATAAGTAACACCATTAATAAAGATGTAGATAAATAGCAGCATGATAAATCATTATCTGAAATATCAACTGCACAAAATAACGCTCGCACTCTTTCAGAAATTGATGGGTGAGATTTAGATTCAAGCCAATGTTTTGGCTGTGTTATCATATAAAATAATGAACATGATAGCGCAATGGCCATCAAGCGCTTGCTTCTAACCGTGTTGTAATCGTCCCCTGATAAACTTGAATATTTTATAATATCTTCCAATAAAAAACGCTTTGCAAAAGCATCGCAAGCAAACTCCTCTTCGTATCCAGTTAAGTTCTCGCCGTTATTACTTATGGATATATGATTTATTTCATGCAAAATATTAAAAGCCATGCTCATGCACGAAACATCAAAGAACATTTGCCCGCTTACATCAATTGGTTTACCTAAATCAGGATGTGGTATTTTAGGATACCACGTCACATCATCGAAATTATCCGCATCCAAAAGGCGTTTAACCAGCCTGGCGCCAGAACTAAGGTCTTTAGATATGGAGTCACTAAATAAATCTATTAAACTCAATTTAATACTATCTTTCTGACAACGCAGTATGATTTGATGCCAAGCATCAAAAGATATTTGCGCGCAAGCACCGACAACCCAACATGTTACCATTGTTTTATGACTGTATATTATCGAATTATAAGCACCTGACTGAAGTTTAAACCCTTGATAATCCTTCGATAAGTTAATATTTATTTCATTTTGTGACCACAGTAATTCAAACTCATCTTTTTTTTCCGGCACAGTTCCAAGGACTGCCATTTTAAAAGCATCTTCCGGGGTCGTATTCATAAAGACAATTCCTTTTTAGATACTACACGTCAGTGATTGCTTCCTTTATAACACTGGCGTTAAATCTTTTCACGCCTCACCAACCGGCGCTTGCCCTTAATCA